GGCAAGCATGGCCGGGTAATGCGCGGTGGCTTTATCGCCATCAACAGCGGGACCAACGGTCTGGTGGAGTCTCGCAATATGGCGGTCAAGATCTTCCTCGAGGAGAAGAACGCCGAGTGGCTGTTCTGGGTCGACACCGACATGGGTTTTTTCCCCGATACGGTGGAGAGGCTGGTCGAGGCAGCTGACCCGGTAGAGCGTCCGATCGTGGGCGCTCTCTGCTACTCGATACGGCAGACGGGGACCGACGAAATGGGCGGCCATCGGACCAAGCTGACGCCGACCATCTTCGACTGGACGACCGAGGAAGACGGCCACAAAGGTTTCGCCGTTCGCTTCAACTACGCCCGGAACACGCTCACCCGCTGCAATGGGACCGGATCGGCCTGCATCGTCATCCACCGTTCGGTTTTCGAGGGGATCAGGGAGAAGCATGGCGCAGTCTGGTACGACCGGCTCATCAACCCGACCACCGGGCAACTCGTCGGCGAAGACCTCAGTTTCTGCATGCGAGCAGGCCTCGAGGGCTATCCGATCTTCGTGCATACGGGCGTTCAGGCTTCCCACGCCAAGACCCAATGGCTGATCGAGTCTGACTACGACGACCAGCTGATGGCCGAGGCTGTGCGCCTCCAGATCGAAGAGAAGGAAGTTCAGCCGGTGGCCGTGGTCGTACCAGTGTTGGGACGTCCACAGAACGCGGCGCCGTTCATGAAGTCGTTGAAGGCCTCCACCGACAAGGCCACCGTCTACGCCATCGTCGGTCCGGACAAGGACGCCGGCAAGACTGCGGTGGCCTGGACCAAGGCCGGAGCTCAGGTTCGCGTGGCACAGGGCAACACATTCGCCGAGAAGGTCAACCATGGATACCGAGTCACCAAAGAGCCCTGGCTACTGCTGGCGGGAGATGACGTTCGTTTTCATCCTGGCTGGCTTGAGGCCGCTCAGAAGGTGGGGACTGATGTGGTCGGGACCAATGATCTGGGCAATCCGCGGGTACTCAAAGGCGAGCACACGTGTCATCCGCTGATCAAGCGCTCCTACATCGAGAAGGTGGGAGCGAGTTGGGACGGACCAGGGATCGTCTGTCATACGTATGGACATTGGTACGTCGATGACGAGATAGTCACTGCGGCTAAGCAGCGGGGGGTTTGGGGTTTCGCTAAGGATTCGATCGTCGAGCACATGCACCCGCTCTGGGGTAAGGCTCCGGACGACGAGGTATATCGACTAGGTCAATCCAAGGCCAAGCAAGATCAGGCGCACTTTATCGAACGTCTAGAGAAATACGGGCCTCCAGTTCGACCACTGCTTGGCGCATATGAGTCGGCGATGCTTCTTACGGATAACGGCAGACTCACCGCCGAAGAAGCCATCGATGCTGCACTCGCAAGAGTCAAGGCGCGCAACGTATGACCATCCGCCTCTCTTGGCGCGAACAGCCGGTGGCCGGCGTCTCCATCTGGTCGAGCCTGATGGAGGAGGAGTCAGCCAAGCTCCGTGAATTGGCCAAGGACAAGCGGGTCCTGGAGATCGGGGCGGCGTTCGGGTTCAGTACTTCCAATCTGGCCTCCACGGCCAAGCATGTCTGGTCCTGCGATCCCCACAACATCGTGCCCAGCTGGCACCTGTTCGGGATTGAGACGCACGACGTGCTCAACAAGTACGGTGCCGGCACGTTGCCAGTGCTGCAGCAGAACCTCATCGATGCCGGCCTGGATAACAAGGTCACCATCTGCATCGGTTACAGCCAGGAGCTTCTGGGCAGGGATACCCCGCTCGTCAAGGAGCTCCGAGGCAAGATCGACCTGGCGTTCATCGACGGGGATCACAGCGTCAACGCCTGCCTGACCGATCTCGAGAACTGTGCCCGACTCCTGGCGCCTAGCGGCGTGCTCGCCGTCCACGACTATGGCGAGTTCAACAACCCTGGGGTAAAGATCGCGGTCGATGAGTGGCGAAAGGTTGTGCCCATAGAGCTCGTCGGCACACTGGCGGTGATCCGGCTGTGACCGCAACTTGCACGGTTATCACCCCCACCATGCGTACCCGTCACCACAAGCTCCAGAACGCCTGCAAGTCGCTGCAGAACCAGACCTTCAAGGAATGGACGCACCTGATCATCCCCAATGGTTACGACGGGGAGCTCGACTACAAGCTGCGGGAGATCGGCCACCTCGAGCGGCGGGTGCGCGTGGTGCCTTTGGGTCGCCCCCACCCCACTCCTGGCCATTGGAATCGAGTCCTTGGGGGGCTACTGGCGGATACGCCTTACATCGCCTATCTCGACGACGACAACCTCTTCCGCCCTCAACACCTCGAGCTCTTGATCGGCGCCTTGGAGAACAATCCGCACGCCGGCTTCGCCTACTCCCAGGCTCAGTACATCGACCATGTGCTGGGCGACGGCAAGATCGCGCCAGGGCGAACGGTCAACCACATCGACGCCTCACTGGTGGTGCATCGGACGCATCTGCTGAGTGAGGTGGCGACCTGGGATCCCCACCAGGCTCGAGGCAATGCTTACGCCCTGGATGGGATGTTGGTCGACTACTGGCTGACCTGCGGGGTGCAGTTCGTCTTCGTGCCTGAGATCACGGTCGATTACCTGCAGGTCGGCTACTGGGTGGATGGCGGAGGTGCTTTAGTTGCCGCTGGGAACTAGCTACGCCACCCTGGTCACCCTCAAGTCGCGGCTTGGGATTACAGACACCAACGACGACACCCGGCTGCAGAGCGCGTTGGACTCGGCCACCCAATCGGTCGAGGGGATCTGTGGACGCCAGTTCAACGACTCTGGCGCGGCTACCGCTCGCGTCTACTACCCGGACTCTCCAATCTTGGTCCGCGTCGAGGACTTCTCGACCGTTGCCGGTTTGGTCGTGGCGGTCGATTACTCGAACACCGGCAATTACTCGACCGTGATCGCGGCCACCAATTACCAGGTGGAACCTCTGAACGGAGTCGTGGGCGGAATGACCGGTTTCCCTTATAACCGCATCCGCTCGATCAACGCTTACTACCCGCTCTGGTGGGGAGCGATCGGCGGACCTCGAGCTTCGATCCAGGTCACCGCGCGCTGGGGTTGGGCAGCGGTACCCGCAAGCGTCACCGAGGCCTGTCTGATCCTTGCCGAGGAGTTGTTCAAGATGAAGGACGCGCCTTTCGGCGTTGCCGGCTTTGGCGCCATGGGAGTCGTCAGGGTGCGGGAAAACCCCAAGGTGCTGGCGCTTCTCGACGACCTGATTTTCGAACCGATCCAGGCCCGTTAGATGCCGGCGGCCACGTTGACCGGGATCATGCAGGGGATCGGTACCCGTCTGGCGACGATCTCCGGGCTCCGGGTGACGGCTTATCTCACTGACCAAGTCAACCCGCCCGCCGCGGTGGTCGGTGTACCACCAATCCCCGACTATCACCGCACCTTCGCCCATGGCAAGTTCATGCTCGAGGTCCCGGTCACCGTCCTGGTTAGCAAGGTAGTCGACCGGATCGACCAGCCGTCAATGGCCAGTTTTGCTGACATCTCCGGCACCAACTCCATCCACGCCGCGATCGAGGCTGACAGGACTTTGGGCGGAGCAGTCGATGACTGCATCGTGGCCAACTTCACCCCGCTCGGCCAGGACGAGGTGGGAGCTCTGGGTTACTACGGCGGCGTGTTCACCCTCCGCGTGATTGCATCAGGAGTCTAGATGGCGAATCTCTTTTGGCAGAACTGTGGTATCCGAGTCGGAGGAACCAACCTGAGCGGGTATCTGAATCAAGTCTCCCTCAAAGTGACTGCAGTCGCTCTCGATGCGACCACGTTCACGAACTCCTATCAGGTTCGCTTGGGTGGTCTTAAAGAGATCACCATGGAAGAGGGCGGCTTCTGGGACTCAACGCCGGACGCGGTTGAGTTCGCCGGTCTTGGTGTAGCCGACCAGGCGGTGACGATTATTCCTACCGGCGCCGAAACCGAGACGGCCTATCTCTTCCAGGCTGGCAACTTCACCTATGAACAGTTCGGACAGG